GCATTTATTACACTGCCATCCCAAGTTGGTGTAGGTGCAGTTGCAGAAATTGCACTCCAACCGAAATCATTCTGCTCTAATTGAGCAAATTCACTCTCGTTTAGTGAATAATGAGAAGGTTTTCCAATAGTGAAGCCACTTGCAGATGAAGATACAGGGTAAAACAATGCACTATATTTGTCAGAGAAATCTGCACCAGAGGCAGAACCATATGGCATTCTAGTAACATATAGATTACCTGCTGAATTTAAAACTTGTTTAGCAGAATGGTAAAAATATCTTTCTGCTGGTGTTGAAGGCACTCCATAAATCTGCTCAAATTCTGATAAAGTTGATACTGGTATTACCTCGTCTGTTGGCCCCTGAGAAGCAAATCCTGTCATGAAAATATTCGTTCCAACAACTTGTGTAGTCGTTTGCGATAAGTCAATTTCAGTAATTTGAACTCCGGGAGAATTAATTGTTCTCATATTATATTATTATTTATCAAAAACGGCAAATTTTTTATGTTATGGCTGGATTTATCAGTTTAAAATCTAATTTATTGAATTGGAAAGTCGCATTAGATTCAATCCAAGTGCTGTCTCGGTAGTTATATGTTATCCCTCCTAGTCCTGTTATTGTGGCATTATAATAAACCCATTCTGCGACTCTTTGATTATACTCATTGACTGCAAAAATTGAAAATATTGTTTGATATTCAGGCAATCCCATCTTAGAGGTAGGACTATCACCACCATATATGCTACCATGAGTAGTATTCAACACATTTAACCAATTCCAAAGTATCCAATAATTTAGAAATGTATTATCCACTACAAAATTTAACGTTAAAGGAGCATAATTTGGTCTAGTATAACTAGTTACATTCAATGTTTGTCCAGCAAAAGGAACAGCTATTGTAGGAATTATAACATCTGGAACGATAGAACCGAAAACTGAGAATTCGATTGGTGATGTTCCTTGGGTTACAGTGGGAGTGTAAACCCCTCCTCTCAAAGCATTAGGCAAATCTAGAACCAATATAAACTTGTCTTTACTGGCTTTATTTAAAACTGATTGTTGAGTAGGGTTAGACATTAATGATATTTAACCTTATGGGCGGAATATAGTATATCCTAAATCTATTAAATCCTCTATGTTAAGATCGTCTTCTCCGTATATGTCCAAATTACCGAGTAAAGGTTCATGCTTCTTTTGAACTTTTTCGTTGGATGGTATTACCACATTTCCACCTATTAAATCTTTCAATTCATATAAACTCTCATCATTAGGGAAATATTCACCTCTAGTTATCTTCAAAGGCTTCTGTTGCTCGTCTGTCTCTTCTATGTTAAAATATTGCTGACAAACATCAGGGTCTAATGTAAACAATCCCCAAACTAATCCCATGACATAATCATCAAAAAATTTTTCCCCTTTTTTCCTATATGTTCCATTTGGATATCTAATAAAAGTCTCCAATTCAGATATTGTTTGAGAATCGTATATTTTAACTACTTGTAAGAAATTGATCCAATATCTCAAATTACTAACAGCATTAAACCTAAGATTGTTATGGCTAAAAATACCCAAATTTTTAGTGGATTTATATTCTCCAGTCTGAGTCAATTTACTATAACTTACCAATTTCTCGTAACTCAATTCATGTGATAGTGCATCCAGCGTTTGAGCACCACAGTTATTTCTTTCAATCAACAATGGAGGATTGCCCCAAGAAGAGCAAAGATTGATTAAGCGATTTGCGAAATGATATGGTTCTATCGTGTTTGAACCATAAACAGCAACTTGAGTTATATTAGATAAGTCTGTCACATCCAAAACCTGCGCTGTAGATGAAGCCCTCCCTACACCTTCGCCAACATCGCAACCCACAACATATAAATTATCCTTCTTAGGCATTTCATAAACTCTATAAGAACCATCATCAGACTTCCATATAGGTGCTTTTTTATTAACCTTAAAAGCCTCTAAAACATCATAACCTACTGCGGCTGTTGCGGAATCCAAAAATACATTGCCAAACTCTTGAGAAAAAGACTCTTCCGATCCTAAAGTGTTAACCATGTCATTCTTCCACTTCTCGTTTCTTCCCGGAACATCCCACCAATCTATTCTTTCTGCCTTCCATCCATTATCTCCCTTTTCAGCACCATTATACATCTCATAGAACTTGTTTCCTATTCCATTAGGTGTGCTAACCATGAAGATTTTCGATTTTTTACCAGATGATATAGTAGGAATAACAGACTTCCAGAAATCATCTAAAAGGTGTGTATTATGATTTAAAATACCATTAGCATAATATCTGTGATTCTTTTCAACTTCCACCAAATCATACACATAATCCTCATCTTCGATTAATTCAACATTGATAACTTTATCTATTCCATTTTCAGTTATAATGTTCGAACTTAAAGAATTTACAGCATGTATAACATCTCCCGATTCTAATATAAATCCATGTTTTTCAGACACTATTATGTTTTTTCCGCACCCTAAAAGCACTTTCACTAGTTTCTTTTTATCGTATTTCGCAACACCTTTAAAATCTGACCATCCACAATCTGTCCACACTTCCCATATTTCATTTCTTTCATAACATATTAAATCGTTTTCAAGACCTGAAACAATAGTGTCGAACTTAAACATTTCTCCAATCTTTTTATCATATTCTTTTTTAGTCAATACATCTCTCAATTTCACAACAGATTCCCCATGTAAGCATTCTATATGTGCAGCCTCATCTATAAACAAACAATTATGCACCAATATACCATTAGCATAAAATCTCATTTTTCTACCACAATTTAAAACATCATATACATCCCCATCAATGCCTTTTCCTACAATATTAGTAATAATCTCTTCACCGCTTTTCGTTAAAACTATATCACCTATTTCTAATTCCTCTATTTTTAATGTATTTTTGTAGTCTATGAAAATTTCATGATCTATTGTAGCTTTTAGTGTTCTCGCTCCACATGTTATTTCACATCTTTCTGCATTAGATTCATTTTTAATAACCCCTGAAAATTCCACAAACCCATCATCGTTTAAAATCTTATACCCTTCAACATATTCAATATACAAATCTCTCAATGATATATCACGTATAGTATTATGATTGTCTGTTATTGTAACAATAGAATCCCCGTCTAAACAATTTATTGACTGACCACGAGCCGCTGTGGATGATGTAGTGCTAACTTTGATAGAACTTCCATTTGCCAACGCCATTCCTGTTTTTCCCCACTCTTTAACTCCCGGTTTTAGGTAATTTGGAAGCAATTCATATGCTAGTCTTATTCTACTAAAAATTGATATGGCTGTGTCCTCTTTGTTAGCCACAATCAACATACTTTGATCTGAAGAGAAACAGCAAATCCATAATGCGAAAATAGTAGCCAATGTGGAATTATGACTTAATATTCCATTCGTATAAAAAGTATGATTTTCTGAATCTATAGACAAATCATACATATTCTCAGGAGGACAATCCAATTTAATCACGCTCTTGACTTTTTCAATTCCATTTTCCGTTATTATACCATCCCCTACTTTTAAGTCTTTGACATATATCTCAATGCCACCCTCTCCAATCACTATATGTTCATCAGCACACTCTAAAAAGAAATTGGTAGTCTCTACCCTCCAAACATCAAATGGCACTGTTTTATGCACTTCTTGAATGTCCACCCACCCTTCATCTGTCCATACTTCATAATCTTCAACTTTTTTAGAGTCTATAAACTTTTCTACTTCCATATAGGTATAACTTATCCATTCCTTATGAAATTAATGCAGTCTTTTAAAACTTTCTGCTTGTTTAATTTATAATCGAATTCATTAACAGTATATATTTTACATCCTATACTATCAATTAAATCTTTATCTCTCTTCACATCTCTTTCGATTGTATATTTACCTCTAATATTTCTCGGAGAGTGCCAGTATTCACCATTAAATTCTATAACTTTATTCAATTCTTTAATGTAGAAATCCAATGATCGTGTTGTGAGATTGGTTCTTATTTTATATTCATTGTTTTTACCATTATTCGCCTTTTCTCCATTTAATATTGTGGCGAAATATACTTCTTTATATTCATCTTTTATTTCCTCATAAATATACCAAAAAAGTTCCTGTGAAATTAATGAATAGTTCAATTTTGGGAAAGAATTCAACCATTTTTCAGTGATTGTTTTCCTTTTTTCTATGGCCTCTATTTCTGAGCATCCTGTCTGTTTCATTATACTAGGAATTGAATTTGTGTTTTGTCGCTCACTAACTTTCTTTTTCGCTTCGTCGAAAGAAACCCCTAGTCTAGTCCAATATCCTATTTGATTTGGCATATTTTGGTTTTTTATTTGACCCTCTGATATTTTTTCACCACATAAATGTCTTCCATTTTTCTCATTGTAATATCTCACATTACAATCTTTATTATAACAAAATTTGTCATATCCTTCCCATATATTATTAAATTTGACATTTTCTTCACACCATAAGCATTTTCCTACCGCTTCTGAGTTTATGTGTTTCAAATAATATTTTTCATCACTATCATGAGATTCGTTAATATGTATTGTCAAGTGAGCTTTACTGGCATATTTCATATCGCATTCAAAGCATCTATATATGTAATCGATTGTCTTAGTTCCCCCTGATCTTATTTTCCAACTTTGATTATAATGTGTCATGCAACATGCATTATATCGCACAAATTCAAAGGGTATATCGTTTTTACATTCTGTTATGCAACATTCAGAAAAGGGCTTAAAATATTTATTATAAATGGTTTCTTTATCGGCGTTTTTACCACATCTATACAAAGCCACCGATACAGCTTTCCAAGACTCAAAATAAGCATTCAACTCTTCCACAAATGGATATCTCATCAATTCTCTCAAAGTATATTCTATTACATTATTATTTTTTCGGTATAAATTTTTAACTAGTGAACCCGCGAAAAGGCCATACGTTTTATATTGATGTTCAGTCAATTGCTTCCCTGTTACTTTACATAGTCGTGTTTTCATATGCTTATATTTAAGCATGTTAGCAGAAATTGTCAAACTCTATCAGGGTTGCCTAAGACTTAGTAGATCAACAAAACTTTTCAGTTTCACACATTCGATTTCACCAGTTTTCTTATTCCTTATTTTAATCTCTGAATCACTTCTCAAACATTTTCCGGCTTGTCTAGAACTCAATAAAACGACGAACCTATTGTTCTGCAAGCTCTTTAAAACCCTTTTTTGGGCTGGATAAAGTTCGATGGTTTCTTTACCTCTATCTAGATTTACAATCGTGAAATGATTTTCTGCGAAGTGGACTATATTATCCCTGCATTTTTTCAATTCTTTAACCATTGCTGGTGTAAAGTTGAATTGAGCATTTTCCTTCGGGAGTTTTTTATCACCCCTATAAAAATCCCTCTCGTTTATCGGAACGTTATTGATAACATCGTCCGCATTTACCAATTCTAATTTAGTTGCGTCATCTTCTGACATACAACCTTATTTAACATCACACTTCAAATTCTTCTTCGAAACGTGACTCCCCACCTACACATTTAATCATATCATTTTTCCATTTTTCGTCTCTGTGAGGAACATCTTGCCAACGCATTTTGGCCTTTCTCCACACCATTTTGCGTTTACTTTTAGTTAATTTATTTAGAAATGCAGATTTTGTTATTTTACCAGTTGAGAATATAGAAACGTTAGAGCATGTAAAAAGAGGGTATAAAGATTCCAATTCATCATCAGTATAAAATGATCCTTCGTCAACCAATAATACATCTGGTCGCAATCCTCTGATATTAGAATCTAATGAAGTTTTAGAAATAAATTTTATAGAAGAGAGATTATCAAAAACTATCACATCTTTACCATATCTCAATACGCCACACTTTAAAAAATGTGGCAAATTATCATATGCAAGCTTGATATCTTTTGACGAACGTGATGCATGTTCAGAAGTGTTTGATGTAATGACAACATTACAGCCATTTTTCACAATACAATTCCATAATGCGTATATATTCAACAGTGTAGTCTTTCCACCTTGTCTTGGGAATCTAATAGCGTTTAAACGATTATTAGAAATTCTTTTCAATATCCTTTTTTGCGCTGGATAAAGTTTAATAATTGCTGCCCCTCTATCTAGATTTACATTCGTGAAATAGTTTTCCGCGAATGTTATTATATCAATTATCTCTCTCATAAATTACATTTCATCACAGTCTCCGCTCATATCATTCATATCACCAGCTTGATTGTTCATAATATTGAAAAAAGCGAATCTGAAATTTTCCATTAATGCATCTTTATCCTTTGTATTTTCAGCGTGCATTAAAAATACTCTATTATCATTCAAATCGTAGCCAACTGTGATATAACATTTCAAATACTCCCTGTTTATATTGTGTAAATGTGCTATATCCGCTTTTTTTACGTTTTCAACAGATACAGTCTCGTAAAATTGATTGAATGCTTGCTGAATCAGCTTTTGAATCTCAGGGTCTATTATTTTAGGTTCTGGCTCAACCTTACTAAGTTTATCAGCCACCTTTTTTTCTGGTTTCAATATTTTTTTGAGGGAATTATTTTTTTTACCCTTTGGAGAATTTTCAGAATCTTTAGGCATATAATTACTTATCTATAACGGTGGTTTATTTCTTTCTCCTTTTATTATATTCTGAGGTTTTATTGTTGATCCCGTATGTCATTAATAATTCCGCCAGAACTTCAAAAGATAAAGTTTTAATCTTTAGTTTATGCGGTAAAAATTGACCACCATCAGTTAACTCTAAAAATGGTTCTCTGTCTCCGAAAATAGGATCGCCAGAATATGCCGTGCAAAATAAAGTGCTCACTTTAGGATCAATTATTATCGTCCAAAGTCTAGAATCACTTTCGCCATACTCATCAAACACCTTAAACGCATAATATCCACTATCTCTTAATCTTTTAAGGAAGTATCCCAACGTTGTTAACTTGTTAGCCATAATATATTAACTTATCAATTTCTATGTCTATTTCAACTATATTATTTAGTCAGAGCAGAGATTATGAATTTTATCAAAACATCACCTTCTTTGATTTCGAATATGGTTATTTTGAATTTACTGTTAAATGAAACCTTTATCTTCGATGTTTTTAGTCCGCTTATCATCCTAACAGAATCTAATTTAAGCGGTATCGGCGTTGTTATATCATCCCCCTCAAACTCTGTAGATATTTGATACGTTATATTGTTTATGTTAGGTGTTTCTCTGTCGTTAAGTTCCGCATAAACTTTACCTTCTTTGGTGAAAAGATATAACTTGTTAGAATCTGAAGTTATTGCACATCCCTTCATAACATCATTAAATTTAGATATTGTCAAATCGAAACTGGTTTGATAATCTAAAGAATTTATTTTGTTTATGTTTAAAGTGTTTTTAGGTATATAACCATCTTCTAAAAGATAATAAACAAAATTGAAACTTCCATCATCTTTATACGATATATTATTATCGTTTATAGTAACCTCGAAAACATCCTTTTCTACGAAATCTAAAAGTCTAACAAACTTTTTAAGGTCTGGTATATTCAATTTCAATGGTTCTGCAATTTTCGATTGCATTTCCATTTTTGCATATACTACAACATCACCATTTTGGGAATTGCATATAGTATTAACATTATCCGATTCTAAATTCAGACATATATTATCTGCTAGTCTACTAACAGGATTCAGCAATTTTTCGATGAAAGATTCTTTTTCTACGATAATATGTTCGCTCATCGTTACAGTATAACAGAATCAGTTTGTTTATCAAGTTTATTACACAAGGATTTACTTACTCTATCTACAGCTTTAGCAAAAATCAAAGCAGCATCAGCTATTTTAGCCATTGTTTTAGGGTCTAAATTTATTGGTGCTGCATTCACAAAAGGGGCATGTGCTGTTTGTTGTGTTTCAACAGGAACAGAAGGAGGAGGCATTGGATATCTCTCCAATGCCTCCTTGTTTATTTGATCTTGTATAATTTGCCTCTGTTGATCTACTTTGGGTTGATGCCCTTTTATGAACGATTGAGGGTTTAATTTATTGGCAGGGCCAGTAGATGCTTGCTGTGTGGTATTTTTATCTATCTCACGCAGGTTAGCACTAGCTAATCCTGCCATCATTACTGCTGCAATATCGTCTTCGTTCATAATATCTTATTTAACTGCTTACGTTAAATCTGCAAGTAAAGCTTTTAATTTAGCGTCAGTATCATCATCTACATCTGCTGTTTCTGAGGTTTCTACTGATTCAGTTGCATCTTCAGTT